CGTGCTCAAGTATTGAAAGCTGCATTTAGAGTGTTGACTTTAAAACTTGGTAAAGCAAAAGTACCTATGGTTGTAACAAATCATACATATGATGTAGTAGGTTCTATGTTTCCAACAAAAGAAATGGGTGGTGGTTCTGGATTAAAATATGCAGCCTCATCTATTATTTATCTTTCAAAGAAAAAAGAAAAAGACGGAACTGAAGTTGTAGGAAATATTATACATTGTAAAAACTTTAAGTCAAGACTTACAGTAGAAAATAAAATGGTTGATGTTAGGTTGACTTATAATAAAGGTCTTGATAGATATTATGGATTACTTGAACTTGCAGAAAAATATAATGTATTTAAAAAAATATCTACTAGATATGAATTACCAGATGGTTCTAAACAATATGGTAAAACAATTTTAAATGACCCTAAAAAATACTTTACTAAAGATGTAATGGATATTTTAGAAGAATGTGCAAAAAAGGAATTTAGATATGGTGGACAAGAAAGAGTCGCTGAGTCAGATATCAGCGAGTAGAGGTGCATACGACTACTCAAAAAGATATCTTGGTAATATTGCAGACGATTATGTTATGGTAACAAATAAAAAAGAACATAAAGATTGTATTGGAATAAAGGGTGGTAAGTATGATGGTGTGATATACAAGTATGGTAAAGTTGCAGCTGTAGAAGATGCAAATAATAATACACTACCAGCAACACTTAAATTCAACTATAATATAATTGACAGAAATGGGTTACCAGAAGATGACCCAAATTATTTTAACAAAGATTTTAAAAATTTACTTGGTGACATACTATGCGATATAGTTGACCAATATTATTCAAGGGAAGAGATTTTTAGTGGAAAACAATCAGACGATAGAAAAGACAACACTAAGTCAACTAATACATAACGAAAACTTTAATCGTAAAGTTATACCATTTTTAAAAAAAGAATACTTCCAACAGAGAAGTGAACAGATTCTTTTTGAGGAAATACATGATTTCGTAGATAAGTATTCTAATCCACCAACTAAAACTACTTTAGAAATAGAGATAGAAAAGAGAAAAGACTTATCAGATAATGACCATAAATCTGTTATATCTCTATTGAAATCTCTTGAATATAACGAAGTAGATTATGATTGGTTATTAGATACAGTTGAAAAGTTTTGTAAAGACAAAGCTGTATATAATGCAGTTGTTGATAGTATTAAAATTATTGACAATAAAGTAAAAGATAAAACATCTGAATCAATTCCAGAATTATTATCTGATGCACTCGCAGTATCATTTGATAATTATATTGGTCATGATTACATAGAGGAATCAGATAGAAGATATGAATACTATCATAAAGTAGAAGATAGGATTCCATTTGATTTAGATTATTTTAACAAGATAACAAAAGGTGGATTACCACAAAAAACATTGAACATTGCACTCGCTGGTACTGGTGTAGGTAAATCATTGTTTATGTGTCACCTCGCATCATCAACACTTATGCAAGGTAAAAATGTTTTGTATATTACATTAGAGATGGCTGAAGAAAGAATCGCAGAGAGAATAGATGCGAATCTTATGAATATCACTATAGATGAATTACACGACCTACCTAAAAAAATGTTTGATGATAAAATAAAAAAGATAAAAAATAAAACAGTTGGTAAAGTAGTAATTAAAGAATACCCAACAGCGTCTGCACATTGTGGACATTTTAAAAGTTTACTAAAAGAACTTGCAATTAAAAAATCATTTAAACCAGATATAATATTTATAGATTACTTAAACATATGTTCATCATCTAGGTTCAAAGGTAATGCAAGTGTAGGTTCTTATTTCTATATTAAATCTATTGCAGAAGAATTAAGAGGACTTGCAGTTGAATGTAATCTACCTATTGTATCTGCAACTCAAACTACTAGAGGTGCATTTGCATCATCAGATGTCGGACTAGAAGATACATCTGAAAGTTTTGGTTTGCCTGCAACTGCTGATTTAATGTTTGCAATCATATCTACTGAAGAACTAGAAGATTTAAATCAGATTATGATTAAACAATTAAAGAATAGATATAATGACCCTACAATGAATAAAAGGTTTATTATAGGTATAGATAGAGCTAAGATGAAACTTTACGATGTTGAACAAGTTGCACAGAATGATATTGTTGATTCTGGATTAGACCCAGTTTTTGATTCTACTACTGTTGGAAAAAAACTGGGAGATAAAACTTATGAAAAGTTTTCCGACCTCAAGTAAAAGGTCAAAGTATAAAATTAATTACTATGTTGATACAATATATAGAAATAGAAAAGTTGAATATGCAGTTATTGAAATACCAACGAACGATGTTGTCAAAGTATTCACATTCAAGGAAGATGCTGAAGAAATGGCTAAAGGTTTAAGTAAGGTAAGACCATTTGGTAGAGACCCTTTACCTAAATTTTTGAAGGATATGATATGAAAGATGACCCAATAAACGACCATCCTACACCTTGGCAAAATGAAAAGGATAACATATTATTCAGAGAAAAATATCCAGTTGTTCTTAAAACATATAGAGACTGGAAAGATTTAAATCCTTTATTAGAAAAATATATTCGTCAACAAGGTGATAGAATAAAACATAGGTCAAATATAAAAGCACAAATGACAGAGTGGAATATGCAACTTGAAGCTGGTGGTGAACATTTTCAAAAGTTAGTTGATTGGGTTAGAGAAGTATCAATAGATTCATCTCCAGTACAGTTTATACCAGATTGTTATGATTGTTGGGGTGCAGTATACAGAAAAGGTGAATATACTCAATCACACGACCACTGGCCTGCGATATGGTCTTGGACATACTATGTTAATGTAACTAGTCAATGTTCACCCTTAGTTTTTACAAATTCAGATTACAAAGTGCAACCATCTAATGGATTATTGGTTATGTTTCCAGGCTGGGTCAAACATAAAGTACCACCACAAGAGTGTGACCACGAGAGAATTATGGTTGCTGGTAATTTAAATGCAAGAAGTGGTATGTTTTAGACTTGACAATCGTTCAATTTATAAATATAGTAAGAATACAACTATGGAAAAATTGAACAATGTTAACATTTAAAGAGTTTCTTTTAGAAGATAAGAACGGAAAAAATTTACATTTAGAACACCTAGAGGACGAAATACTGAACTTTGGTATTGGTGGTGCTAGAGGTGCGATTAACTTCTTACAAGAGTTAAGAAATATGTTATCTGGACAATCGTCTGGAAGTGTAAATATGACTGTTAAATGGGATGGTGCTCCTGCCATATTCGCTGGTATCGACCCATCTGATGGTAAGTTCTTTGTTGCAAAGAAATCAGTATTCAATGTAAATCCAAAGTTATATAAAACAAACGCAGATATCGATTCAGATTTATCTGGTGACCTAAACAAAAAATTCAAAGTAGCACTAAAAGAGTTTCCTAAACTTGGTATTAAGAATGTAATACAAGGAGACTTGATGTTTACTAGTGGTGATTTAAATAAAGGAAAAATAGATGGACAAGAAGTGGTTTCTTTTCAGCCTAATACTATCGTGTATTCTGCACCTACTACTAGCGATTTGGGTAGACAATTCACTAAGGCAAAAATTGGAGTTGTATGGCACACAACATATGAAGGGGATTCATTACCTACTATGAGTGCAAGTTTTGGTGTTGATGTAAAATCATTAAACAAAGTAAGTACAATATGGATGGACGATGCATCATATAAAGATGTATCTGGTAAAGCGACATTTACACAATCAGAAACAGATGATATAACAAAAGTATTATCAACAACTGGAAGTATATTTAGAAGAATAAATTCTAGTTTGTTAGGTAAGTTTCTTAAATTACAAAATAGTATGACTGGTAATTTATCTGGTGCAAGTCTTAAAACATATAATAATACAAAAGTAAGACAAGGTGAAGAGATTAAAAATGTTAAACAACACGCACAAGGATATCTACAACATATAGAAATGCATTTTGAAAAACTAAAACAAAAAGTAAAAACTCAAGGTGCAAAAGATAAGTTCGAAAGAAATAAAAAAGAATATGTAAGAGAGTTCTCAAAACATATTAGAAACTTAGAAAACATTTTACTATTTCAAAATGGTATCGTAGCTGCAAAGATGATGATAGTAAACAAATTAAATTCAGTACGACAACTCACAGATACATTTATTAAAACTGCGAAAGGTTATAAGGTTGTTAATCCAGAGGGATATGTTGCGATTGACAAATCTGGAAAGGCAGTTAAACTAGTAGATAGAATGGAATTTA